AAACACGGCAAGGTTTCCGGGCGCGAAACCAAAAGATTTGGCGTTAAAAAGCCCGGTGAATCTGACAAGCTGGTTGACCGCTTGATGGAACGCAGCAAGGCGGCTGAACTGGCCGAAAGGGCGGCGGCCAACGAGGCCCAGGCGGCTGCGGAAGCGGAAAAGAGGGCGCTCAAAAAAGCGGCGCTTAAAGCAAAGCTGGCCCAGTACGGCGGCGATGCGTACAAAGTTATGAAGCACTTCCCAGGCTTGAGCGTGTTCGGCGGGTACATGTCTGCTGATCAAGCTCTTGAAGCTCTGGAAGCCCTGGAGCAAAAAAAGTACGGCAAGGCCGCCATCCAAACTGTGGGCGCACTTGGAAGCGCGGCGGCACTTGTTCCGCTCTTCCCGCCCCCCGTTCGCGCCGTTGGGGCGGGCCTCTCGGCATTGTCGGTGCCAGCGCAAATGGCTTACGACTATATGGAAGAGGAAAAACCCTAAAAGTTCTCCCTCTATGGCTTCGCAGTTGCCATAGCTTGTCCCCCTGGTATAACCGCCAGGGGGGCTTTTTTGTTTTGCTCCAAGACGTACTTGGCGACAACGTTGGCGTATGCCTGGATGTCGACCATGTACATCTCCGCCTGAACCGAGCCAGGGTGCGCCGTCTCTGTTTCAAAAAACAATTTGGTTGCTTCTTTTTCGGAAATCATTGTTTTGCTTTCATCAGATATTTGTTCTTGAACTGCCAAAATTCAAGAAGGCGCACAAACATTTCCCACCCTCGATCCAAGTCGGGCAGTGACCACTCCTTCACCACAACCAAGCCAGGAACAGACCGAGACACAAAAACGTTAGCGCATCTTGCGCCTGGAATTCCAAGGCCCACGCGGTACGCGGCCAGTTGCATGAGATGATCATCGTAGGTGTCGACTTTTGCGGGGTCTGTAAATTCCTTCGTTTTGACGTCGGCAACAATCCCCGAGTCAAGCACTGAATGCAAGTCGCATTTGCCGCCAAACCCAAGCTCATGCGCAAACGATTTTTCCGCAACCCAGTCGCGGCCCGCCCCGAAGTGATCATCAACTGCCGCAGCGCAGCCCCTGACGTGTTCGTGGTGGAACTGCACCGGCATCTGTTCGTAATACCGCTGGATTGACGTATGGATGTCGGTACCGGCGTCCGCCGCCGAGCGACCCTGCTCCTTGCTGTCTTCCATGATCCTGGCAATGTAATCATCTTCGGCCTCCTTGTCTCGCCTGGGTAGTGTTAACGCGGCCAGCAGCACTTGCTTTTGCAGCCACTGCGTGAGGGCTGGCTTGGCCGCAATGTTCATGACCGTGGTGACGCTGGGCACCAAGGCCATGGTTCTGGCGTCGCGCAGGGTGGTGTTGCGCTCCTTGCCGTTGGCACCAATGACGGTATATGCTGGCGCACCTTGTGCGGTGTACCAGTGATTGCTTTCACTTGCGCGAGGTTCTTTTGCAATTAATGTCATTTTTTATTTAACTCTTCTTTTGCTTTGTCGGTGAAGTGTTTTGATATTTTCAAAAAAATAATTGGGACATCTTCCTTTGCCCAAAAAAACCCGGTTTTGGTTTGAGCAAATGGTTTAATTCCCAACTCTTTTAGCAGTTGCGTTGGCAAATTAATGCCTGCAATTTTGCTTAATTGCGTCGTTGATATGCTGTCAGGCACAGCAGGCTGCTCTGGTTCTGGCGCAGGGTTGTTTGCAAAATAGGCTTTTGCGCGTTCCGTCCAGTTGATCATGTCAGGCCACCCTCAGTACTTGCACTTCGTCGTTTTCTTTGACGTAGGTGACTGTTGCGTTGCCTTTGCCCCACCATTTGATGGCCGCAGAGCTTATGTATTTGCCCGTGGGTGTTTTGCCAAATTTTGAGCAATTGACAGCGCCAACTTCGCCCGGCCGCAAGTTGCCAATCAAGGGCTTCAAGTACCCAATGACCGTGCCACGCGGGAGCTTGTTTTGTGAGCGAGTCCTTGTCTTTGTTTGAACAACTTCAAGGTGCCCATACTTTTTGCCGTCCGGGTCAATTACGCAGAATGCGCATCCAACCGCCTCAAGAGTCTTGATCGCTCTTTCAAGCGCAATTGTTTTTACTGCTTCCATTTTTTCTCTCCATCTATGGTTATAACTACTCTCATTACACGTTGCCAACGGCCAAGCTTGCCTAAGCGTCGCTCACCCGTGTCCTCGATAAACCCTTTGCGTAACAGTTGCGCGTACCTGGGGGTGACGGTTTGCACGCCATAGCCCGGCAGAGCCGCAACTACGTCGTCTGAGACGCACCCGTTCGGGTGTAAGCGGATGGCCTCATAAACCATTCGCTCAAGTGACGCAGAGTCCACCTTCTTGGCGGCCATGCGGCTTGTGTCCGGGTCTTTCCGGCGCACCATCTTGTGTGATGACGTGCCAAAAAATGACCCAAACATGTCCAACGTGAGTTTGTCGAACGGGTGCTTCATGGTCAGAAGGGGATGTCGTCGTCCATGTCTTCAAAACCAGACTTGGCCGGTACTTTGGTCGGCTCAGTCCGTCCGCCCTGCGCCTTAAACTCAGGCGAGGCTTTTATCTGGGCCTGAATCTTTTCGCCCAACGTGTCAAAGACTGCCATATCCGGCTCTTCGGTGTCGAAGAACACCAGGGGGTTGTGCCCATTGGGGAGGTTCTGGCGCATTTGCTTGGGCACCTGGGAAATGCTGCCAATGTTGTGGAACTTCCTCGGAGCGCCCGCGCCGTCCGACTTGGACGTTTCAATGACCGTGATCATTGCCCAAGCGCCCAGGATGTTTTTGAGTTGCAGCCCGGCAAGCTCCTCCACCGTAAACGCCCGGCCGCGCCATGCAATCAAGTCCTTGTACAGGTTTGATTTTTCGTTCAGCGAAACCGTGTAGTTCTTGCTGATGGAGTACGGCTCACCCTACTCAGTCAGCAAGGGGCTGCCGTCGTCGTTCTCAACGTGCGCCTCGAACTGAAACAGCGCCTTGCGCTGATAGTTGCTGAACTTTTCGCTGTACTGGGTGCCCAGGTCAATGATTTTGTAGCAACGCGCCAAGTGCTGCCCAACCGGTACCGGTTTGAAATTGCCTTCGGCTGATGCTCTCGCTGTTAATGCCATGATTTTTCCTATGCTTCTTCGGTTGATGTTTGACGAGAAGGCAGGCCGCACTCCATGCGGATGATTGCCCATTCGTCGCTGGTAGCAACGCCAGCCTCGGCCCTTTGCAGAGCGTCATCTAGCATTTGCATTCTTTCAAGCATTGCTTGTTCGTATTCGCTGTCCATTTCAGTCCCACTGTGTTACCTGAAGGATGACCACAAGGGCCAAGACCAAGGCCGCGTACAGCCTTGAGTGAGTGAACTTCCTGTCATCCATATTGTTTGCCTATGCGTTAAACTTACTGGGATTCTATGTGTTAACGTGGAGTAACACAATCCCGTTGACAACGATTAACTGCGAGTTTAACAAGGAAAACAATGAAGCTCAAGAAATATTTCGAAAAAATGCCCAGGGGGACGGCCGCTCAGCTTGCAAGAGACGTCAACATCACCCATACGTGGCTATCGCTTGTTGCCAACGCCCACCGCCTGCCAAGCCCTGATTTGTGCCTGCGTATTGAGGCCGCAACGGGCGGCAAAGTAACCCGCGCCGACCTGATGCCCAAAATGTTCAAAGGGGTGCGGAAATGAAATGGTACAAATTTGACGTGGACTATTTTTTGGACGCCACACAGGGGCTGAGCAACGACGAAGAGCTTGCCTACCGGCGGCTGATTGACGCGTACTACATCACCGAAGAGCCGCTGCCAGCAAAGACAGCCGAATTGATGGAGTTGACTGGCGTGTCACAAGAGGCCACCCTGTTCGTGATTGGCAAGTTTTTCAAGATGACCAAGGAAGGCTGGCGCGACGAAGCGATTGACTACGCCATTGGCAAGCACCAGCAGCAGGTCAGGATTAACCGCGAGATCGGAAAACGCGGGGGTCGGCCAAAGCGGTCAACGTAAATCATTTTTTTGCGTTAAACTCTACGTGAAACACGGCTAGTCGGGGGGTAGCTCCCCCCGGCGAAAAGCACGCTCCCTGCCTGCCGTCGTTTCTTTTTTGCCAGCGGGAGACAGCGGAGAAAAAAGTGCATTTTTACCAATTCAACATCAAGGACTACCAGTCCCACACAGGTCACCTCGATGACCTGGAAGACCTCGCCTACCGTCGCTTGCTCGACTGGGCATACCTTCACGAAACACCCATCCCGCTCGACCCCGAGCAAGCCGCAAGGCAAATCAGAATGCGTCCGCACGCCGGGTGCATTGCGACCGTGCTGTCGGAGTTCTTTGAGCGCACGGCCGAGGGCTGGGTGTCAAAGCGTGTCCAGCAAGAGATCGAGGCAGTTGGTGCCAAAAAAGAGAAAGCCAGGGCATCTGCCAATGCAAGGTGGAATGCGAACGCATTGCCAACGGTGAGCGAAGGCATTGCTCCCATGACCCATACCCATGACCCATTACCCAATTTAAATACAGAAGCTAAAGCTTCTCTGTCCGGGAGGTTCCCGGACTGCCCGCAGCAGGAAATTTTGAACCTTTGGAAAAAACACTTGCCACACCTGACCCAGCCGCGAAGCTGGGAAGGCACCCGCCGGGCAAACCTGAAGGCGCGATGGGCGCAGGCCGCCAAGCCCTCCCTGTACAGCCCCGAGGGCTACAAAACGCGCCAGGACGGGCTTGCGTGGTGGGATGGGTTCCTGGGGTACATCGCCAACGATACCCGCCTTGCTGTTGGTTTTGAGAGCAATGGCCGGTCTTGGAAGCCAGACCTGGAATGGATCGTCAACGCGACCAACTTTCAGAAGATCATCGACGGTAAGTACAACAAGTGAGGTGAAAAATGAGTTTTGTCAAAGCGGCATTGGAAGATAAATTCGACGGGACAGAGCGGCTCAGGTGCCAAGCCCACGGCTGTCCAAACAACTGGTCGGTGGACATGGGGGCCAAGCTTTGCAGCAAGCACGCATGGTCAGACTCGCGTGATTGGGGGCTGGTGACCCAGAAGATCACTACGCCAAATTTGCTGCGCCGCAGCCCCGTTAAGCCACACACGGAGGTCGATCTTGAATTATGAAGAAGCCAAAAAAATCCTCGATGCCATTCGTGACGATAGCGGTTTCGAATGCGGACAGGGTGCAATTGACCTCGCGCTATTGCTCACCGGAGATATTGAGCCAGATGAGGATTTGCGAAGCAAGGGAGTGGCTCAGCCGGTACCGCAAGAAGATTGGCGAGGTCGGCTCCGTGAACGGGCAATCCTGGTGGGCGCAAGTCAAGGTAGACATCGCCCGAATTCGGGGTTCGGAAGCTTTGGAAGAACTTGTTAACAACATGCGCAGTGAGCGCGACAAGGAGAAAAAAAATGGCAGAGTTAAGTGATTTTCAGCGAAAGTTTATTTTTTCAGGCGAAGGGGTCAAGGTGACGCTGTTCACCCAAAAAGAATTTGATGAGGCGCTAACCAAGGCGAAGGCCGAGATCATGGCAATTGCGATTCATACCACCAAGCAAGCAATTGCCATTGAGCGCCAAGCCTGCGCAGAGGTGGTGCAGGCGTTGTCTGAAGAAATGGACGAAGGCGTGGTGGCGGTTGCGCTCAGGAACGCAGCCATTGCCGTTGCAAATCGTCGTAGCGGCCCAGTTATTCAATGAGTGGATGGAGGAAAAAACAAATCATGGAACCAAACAAAAAAACACTAAAACCGAAAGCATTTCCAAACGCTTTTTGGCGGGATTCTGACGGCATGGATTTGCGCGATTACTTTGCATCAGACGCCATGAAAGGACTGCTGTCAGACCCTGACTGGCGGCATAACATGAACTATGAAGAAACGGCCCACGCCGCATACACGATGGCAGACGCAATGATGAAAGCAAGGGAACAGGCATGATTTATCACAAGGGTGGGACTTGGACGTATCAGGATATTTGCGATGTTGAGGATTGCATTGATATGTGGCGTTTTGAAAAGAAGGGCAACAGAATTTATGTTAAATATTTAGCAAGGGGACAAGCATGACAAGCTATTGCGTGTACTGCAAACGCCCTGTTTTTACTATATTGACCGCGTGCAGGAGTTGCGGAAAATGACATTCCAAGAACAGATCAAGGCATTGCCCGAAAAAGAAAGACACAAGTTTTTTCAGGCAATGATTGCAGTGAGTGAAGCCGGGCGCAAAGCGGGCGTGTCTTCGCGAGAATGGGCACGGATGTACGCTGATGTTCACAATGAAATACACCAACAACTCAAGGAGAAGAACACATGAGCAAAGAAGAGGCACTCGCCATTATCAAATTGTTGTCGGCATTGGAGTCATGGGCATTCAGCACCAAAGAACGCCTGCCAGACTATTTGCACGACGACTTGTGCCTTCACGTCAAAGTGCTAGAAGCGATTGTTTTGGAGAAGAACAAATGAATCACGATGAAAAATTTTGGGTTGCCTGTTGGGGCATGGTGCTGGCGTTCTTGACGACGGTCGTCGTGTGTCTCACAGTCCACGCTTGGAACAAGCTTGACAAGTGGGACAAGGCCGTGAGCAATGGCGCTGACCCTATGGTTACAACGTGCGCTTTGCACGGCGACATAAGCATTGCAATCTGCACAATCTTGGCGCAGGGCCGCAAATGATTGGCACCACCATATTGACCCTGCCGTGGCCGCCTACGGTCAACACGTATTGGCGGCAGTATCAGGGGCGCGTGCTGCTTAGCGCAAAGGGCCGCGAGTACCGCAAAGCGGTGGCCGATCAGGTGCTGATACAAGGCGCAGCCAAACACATTACCCACGCAGTGCGCGTCAACATCGAGGCGTACCGGCCAGACCGGCGACGCCGCGACCTGGACAACTTGCTCAAGGCGGTGCTCGACTCGATGGTGCATGCCGGTGTGATGGACGACGACGCCCTAATTGAAGACCTGCGCATCTATTGGGCCGACGGCATTGGCGGCATGGTCAAGGTGTGCATCGAGGGGATGTCATGATTCAAGAACCAGAGTGGATCGACATAGTGGCGGCGCTTGCGTTGGTGGGGTTGGCCGCAAGGCCGAACTCTGACTTGGACGAAGCGGCGCGTGACGCGTACAAACTTGCAAGTGAAATGATCAGCGAAAGAGAGCAATACCATGGCAGCGAAAAAAAACCGCGACAACCTCGACCCGCACGACGCAGTCGACCGGATGTATCACGCACGGATAGCCTTCGCGAAGGCGAAGAGCGACAGGGTGTACCTGGAGCTTTGGGTCAAATCCAAAAAAGCCTTGTTGATGTCGCAAAGCCCTGAGACGGCCATCTCCGGCCAGGAGCGCGATGCGTTGTGCCACCCCGAGTACATCGAGGTGCTCAAGGGCTTGCGCGAGGCCGTAGAAATTGAGGAAACCCATAAGTGGGAGATCGAGGCCGCCAAGGCCAGGATTGAGATTTGGCGAACCCAGCAGGCAAACCTGCGTGCAGAAGGAAAGGCGACCATTTAATGCCAAGGCCAAAATCAGAGATCACCGGCGTCAACCTGCTGGTGGCCGTGCGCGTGACCAAAATCATGCGGGACGAATTTAATCGACTGGGTGGGGCCGCTTGGCTGCGCAAGGTGTTGGCCCAAAGCCTGGAGCGGTCATTCCGTGACAAAAACCCCAAGCCGTGAGG